AATCCGTTGTGGCTCGATGATCGGCAACCCAACCGGCCAGGGAATCTTTCCGTCAGCGTCCTGGATCACCGTATCGGGAAGATCATCGACGAGCTCCCAATCGGCTTCCGTGGCCGGACGATGTTCCACCACCTCGGGAGCGCCGGAGTAACCGCGGATCGTCGTCGGGTAGTTCCACGTATACGACCCACCACTGCTGTAGGTATAGGTCCCTGCAACCACCACCGAGCAGGTAACGCCCGCGGCGACGGTCGTACACGAGTTGATCGTCATGGAATTCGCTTTGTTGCTCCCCGACCAGAACTCGAAGAGCGCCTGTTCCATTTCATCAAACGTGCATTCCTGTGTGTATTGCGTGCACGCCTGCCCGCCGACTTCCTTCGTCCACCACATCCCGGCATGCGGCGCACGATCCCCCTCACGCTTGACCCATCCGTCGCCCAGGCGCTCCAGCCCGTATTCAAGCAACCACTGTGCGGTAATGGACGTGAGAAGCCCGGCAGGCGATAGGCGCATCGCGGACAGCAACTTAGACAGAGCCTTAGTCCTGTCGATAGGCAGGTAAGTAGGAACCGTCAAGGCTCGACCGCCGACGTTCGCAGCCGTAGGCGCATACCACGTACCAAGGTTGAACCCGGCCGACCCTGGAGGCTTGGCGTACGTCCAATTGCCCGAAGAAGAAGGCGCCCAGCCCGGCGACGCCGGCAGCGTTTGCCACTGCTGGGCACCAGCCACAGACGAGAAAGCCGCCAGGACGGCGGCTACTACCAGTGTTGCGAGACGATCCACGCTATCCCCGCCGAAGCGAGAAACATGATCCAGCCTTCGGGTGTCATGCGTTCGCCGCTTTTTTGAGCATGAGCACTGCGAAGGTCGCGAGCCACACACCGGCCACCGCCCACCCCAAAGCAAGCCCATCCGACCATTCCAAGAGCCCGCAGGGTTGCGCGGCGAACGGAACCACCAGCCCAACAGCAGACCCACCCCCTACGGGATGCAGGTCATACGAAATCGCGGACGCCGTGACCCCGGCAACCTCGACCCCGTAGACCTGCGCCCCAACCTGCACAACCAGGCCGGCCTGCGAGGACGCCGACACGGCCGCAGCCGTCGCAGCATCCCCAAAGCACTGCGCGCCGACCTGGTAGCCCATTTCAACGGGCCGAGCGCAGGAACTTGATCGCGGCGACGGCAATCGCCGCGACGACGAACGCCGTGGCGACGGTGACGCCGTCGGCCTGCATCGTCGCGATGGCCGTGCTGATGCCGGCCGGCACTTCCGCCTGAGCCGCACCGGCGGCGAGCAGGCCAGCCGACGCAAGGCCGGCGAGGATGGAACGTTTCATGAGACTTCCCCTTGCGGCGCAGTTGAGAGCTTCGGGGCAGCGCCACCTCCCCGGAGCCCATGAAAACTAGGACCAGGTACAGACGACGCGGGCCGCGCCCTCCCGAATCTCCGCACGGCGACGCTCGACGTTGACCGCCTGGAGGATGAGGACTTCGGCGAGCTCGCCGACAGTGGCGCACTGGTAGCGGTCCATCGCAGCGCCGAGCGCGGAGAGTTGAGAGCCGGCGACAGGCACGCGCACAGTCACCGCGTCCAAATGTTCGACACGGCAGGCCATCACGCGGCCCGCTTGTCCGTGGCCACCGGAGCCGGTGCGAGCTTCGAAATGACGGCCTCTACCCGCCCTTCCCTGTTGGTGCGAAGCGTGAAGCCCGCCAGGTAGTTCCCGGGCCTGGCGTCCTCCTGGCCACGCGGCAGAAGAAGCGTGCCCACGCTGGGCTCGATCTCGCCGGTTTCGGGATTGGGAGCCGAGTAGACGCACTGAGCTTCGGCCATCTTGTAAGGCTGTCCGGACTTGCGCGAAATGCCTTCGCGAACGGACACACGGAGTACCTGAATCGACAACTGCATGACTTCGCCCCCTTTGAGCGGTACGATTTACGAATCCCGAACGTTACGGGTATCGAAACCTTACGAGGATCGAAACCATGAGTCAAGCCGACTTGTTGAGTCGAGCAATCAAAAAAGCCGGGAGCGCAGCCGCAATCGCGCGACTGCTAGGGAAGGCCCCGCCGCGCATCAGCAACTATCGGGCGGGACGAGAACCGATCCCGGACGAAGCCATCGCCGAGCTCGCGCTGTACCTCGGAGAGAACCCGATTGACGCGCTCGCCGCAGAGAAAGGCGGCGCGTGGACCCGCGTTGCACAGGCCATGCGAGACAAGGTTTCTTCGGGTTTTGATTGGCTGACGCTACTCGTGAACCCGCGCCGGAGCTTGTTCTCCGCGCGGTAGCGTCAGCATATCGGTTCACGGTGCGCGATATACATTAGGCGCAATCCGTGAACCGGACCGACCAACGGTCCTCGACAAGGCCCCGAGAGTTCCCGAACCTCGGGGCCTGTTTGTTTGTACGGGAATCCACCAATGTTCCACCCGAACCGACGATACGGAAGCCCGGATGCACTGCGCGCCTACCTGGCCGGATTCACGATCGCCGACGCGGCCCGCCAGCTGCGCCGACACCCGCGCACCATCCGCGACTGGCTGACCGGCAAGCGCCGGGTTCCGTGGTGGACGGTGGAACTACTCGAACTGCGACACCGTGCCGCGCTGCAAGACCTGCGGCACATGGGAATACGGCCCGGCCCTTACCAGCGCGCCCCGACCACCACCAAGACCACAACCGCGACGACGAAGGCCACCACGGCCACCACGTCACGCACGCGCGCCGGCAGCAGCCCGGACGGCGACGGCGAGCGCCTGGACGAGCTCGCGCCGCGCGCCAACTCCCGATGATGTTCCTTGTACCAATCCCGATCCTGAATCCCCATTGCGGCCCCCTAAGTGCGTGTTGACGTCACGAGCTGGAATAGCGTCCGCCTAGACGCATACCAGCCGACCCACTCAGGATCACCATCGGCGGCGGGCATGAGCTGCAGCGCCCGATGAATGGCATCCGTCCAGCCGACGAACGGAAAGCCGATGACCTGGCGCTCCGGTAGCTCGATCCCCTCGGATACCCACACGCGACGAGCGCCGGACGAGGAAGCGTCAAAGCCCTTCCCGATGTACTTCGACATGTAGGCGGCGAGCTTGTGGCGCAAGGACCGCTCACGCCACGGATTGCGAACATCGATGTTCCCATTCCCGACACCGACCACCGAGAGCCACACAGCGCGCAGCAGCCGGTAATTCTGCCGGCCGCGGATCGCAACGTGGATATGCCAGGCGCCGCGCTTCTGCTTCTCCAGCGTCGCCACGTACTCGAAGCCCTGGACCTTGCGAATGCGCCGAAGAAACGCCTTCCAATGCTTCGCCACCGTCGCCCGGTCCTGCATGTTCTCGCGGTACGTCAGGGTCAAGAGCCGATCAGCCTTGATGGCTTTGATCCGATGGCACGCGATCTGACGCGCCCGGCGCGCAGACCTGTCCCGATTCTCGGCGTCGAGATTGTCCCGGACCGCCCTCGCCTCACGCCAAGCCGCATAGGCGTCAGCATCGAAGGCTTCATCCCACGGACCCGGATCGGGCACCGGATCGCGCCGAGCGGCCGAAGCGTGACCAGTTCGACCAGGTACACCGGAGAGCATTTGCAGATCAAAGCCCCGGCGCACCTGGACCTCCGTTTCGCCATCGCCGAAGTCACGCACGTAGACCGTGCAGTTATCGACAAACGGAGAATACGATGATAGGCTTTCGCTATCGGTGGATTCCATGCAATTAATCCCTGCTCTACCGATCCAAGCCCCGGCGGTTCGCTCCCGCTGGGGCTTTTCTTTTAGACCAACAGTCCGCGCCGACGTCCAGCGGCTATGCGGTTCTGTTGTGTCCCCCTTTCAAGTCTAGGACCGCCCGCCGGCCTCGCGCTCGCTGCGCTCGCGCGCGGCCCGCGTCCGGATGGCTTGCAGGGCGCGGCGAGGAACCGAGCCGCCGGAACGCCTAGAGCCGCGAAGCGGCAGCGCCGCAGGCGCGCGCCCAGGGCTTGCATGCTTCGCATTGCGTGCGACGGGCGCCGCGTGAACTACCGCACAACCAGCCGACGAACGGTCGATTTCCCTATTGCGTGACTCACTAAACATGCTATAATGTGACTCACACAACAGGAGAACAGACATGCCCCGCAAACCGCTTGGAGATCGCCCGATGACCGCCGCAGAACGCAAAGCACGAAGCCGCGCCCTGCAAGCGGAAGCCGTGGAAAAGCACCTGGAACGCGCAAACCGCCTTGCATCCGAATGGATAGCGTGCATCAAAGCCGGACGCGGCGCAGCCACGGACACCGACATAGCCGCCGGCTTTGATGAAATCCGGGACGAGCTGGCGGAAGCACTGCTAAAGCTACCGCGAGCGTAGATCACTGCACCCCCGCCACAGATCGCGCGACCTCGCCCATCGACATGAAGCCGGGATCAGTCGGCACCTGCTCACGCCGGTTCAATCCAGCACGCTCCCGCTCCCGCTCGTCATGGTCGCGCCGCGCCTGCCGATAGGCATCGAACGGCGGCGCAGCCAGCCACGCGCGGCACTCGGCCTGCGAAATACCCGGATCCGTGCGCTGCTGCGTGAAGCAGCGACACCGATCCCCGATGCAGTAGCCCCCAACGACACGCGGCATTTCGACGACCTCGCGCAAATGGTCATACCTCGGAGCGGATTCAGGCTCAGCCGACAAGCGCGGCACACGCTCCGCGACCATTGACGCCCCAGTGACCATCGACGCCGGCCCAGCACGGACGCCCTGCCCGGACTTCACCTCGAGGACGGCCGGCGACGGCTTGCCGGGCTCAACGTCGCCGGAGAGCTTGCTCGAGACGGTGCGGTAGACCATGAACGCAAGGCCCAGGAACAGCAGCAGCAGCGCCGCCGCAATCCACAGCATCGGAGAGCCGAACCTCGGCACGCTCGTATGCTCACTGGCGGACTTGTAAAGGCCGAACGCCTTGACCGGGAGCTTGTATCGCTTCTTCACCGGACAGCTTTTCCAGGCAAGCGTATCGGAGCACTCGGGCCACTCATACCACCAGCGCCCGAGCCACCCGGTATTCCGGATATGCACGTGCCGCCCCACCAACGCCCGTACGTTCACGTCGAGCAGCTTCGGATGCTGTGTCGTCAGGAAAATGTCGATCCCGCGATGCCGATGCGTTTCCAACGCCGTGATATCCGGGGTCGGCTTGACCGAAGGCCCGCGCGGCCTCCACACCTGCTGAACTTCATCAATGACCAGGACGGCGCCATCGGGCAAAACCTCATGCCACCTAGTTGCGTCCACCTCAGTATGGGGAAGCGTCAGACCGTTAAGGCCCTGGACATAGAGCGGCCGTTCCCTGCCGAGCTGGCGAAGAAGATCGACCAGGGCCGCAGTCTTTCCAGCGCCAGGCGCGCCCGTAATGAGCGTGATCACTTGAGCACAAACCGCTTAGCCGCGGAGTAGGTGACACGCGCCATGAGCGCAGCCGCAAGGATCGCCGCCGCCTCCCCCATGCCCGCGAGCCCGAGGAGCCCGGCCAAGTCTCCCGTGATACCCCCGAACGCGGAGCGCGCCGAGTTAATGGCTTGCGTGACCACCGCCGAAAGCGCGGCGTAGCTGACAATCCCGATCCCCAGGGAAGCAAGAACCCTTTTGACCGCAGGAGCAGCCAGGGCGACAAGCCAAGCTCCGAGAGCCATCAATCACCCCCACGCACGCCAAGAACGATGAAGCCAGCAGCAAGCCACGCCATGCTGATGACAATGGGCCGAAGCCCTTCGAGATACATGCACACCAAATCGAAGGGGATCGGGATGGTCCCGTTCGCAACGTAGCGCGTAGCCGGACAGAATCCAGCAGCGCCCCAGGGATCGCCCGGAGTTAGCTCGATCTCCCGTTCCTCCACCTCTAAGTCAGGGTCCTCAACCTCGTCGAGCTCCTGGCAGGCGAGGATTTCCGGGTACACATCGCAGAGCAGCGGCGAAGCCCCGTCACGCGGAACGGCATCCCCAGGGTTTTCGGGGTCAAGAGGAATGGGGTCCTGCAGCGGCGTAGGAGTCGTAACCTCGCGGGGGATGACCTCGATGCGCCACGGTTCCGCAGTAGTCGTCCGCGGCACAAGGTCAATGACCGGCTGGCGGTACTGCTGCGGTTGAGTATCAGGGATCGCCTCGGGCGAACCGACCGGAATCCGTTGTGGCTCGATGATCGGCAACCCAACCGGCCAGGGAATCTTTCCGTCAGCGTCCTGGATCACCGTATCGGGAAGATCATCGACGAGCTCCCAATCGGCTTCCGTGGCCGGACGATGTTCC